GGGAATGGTAGCCAGATTACTTCGATGCCTTCGGCATCCGATCCTGCTCGAGGCGAGTCGGCTACGTTGGTTGTGGTTGACGAATGGGCGTTCCTGCCGAACCCTGAGGAAGCGTGGGCTTCTATAGAGCCGGTCGCTGATGTGGGCGGTCGGATTATCGGGTTGTCGACCGCTAACGGGTCAGGAAACTTCTTTCATGAACTTTGGGTTGGTGCCACGACAGGCAACAACAAGTTTGAATCAATGTTTTTTCCGTGGTCGGCGACTGAGGATCGTGGGCCGGCATGGTATGAAGAGAAGAAGCAGTCGATGTTGCCGTGGCAGCTCGCTCAGGAGTACCCCACAACCCCTGAGGAAGCGTTTGTCAAGTCAGGCAACCCTGTGTTCGACCTGGACTTGTTGGAAGAGATGAAACGCCATGTCCGGTTTGGGGAGTCGGGGTATTTGCACAGGGTGTCGGCTAGGGCTGTGGAGTTCAGGTCGTGAGTTTGGAGGTGTGGGTTCATCCTGATCCGCAGCATGGTTATGTGATGGGGGTCGATACGGCTGAGGGTTTGGGGCATGGCGATTTTTCGTGCGCCCATGTTGTGGATTTGAACACGGGGGAGCTGGTCGCTGCGTGGCATGGGCATATTCCGCCTGATGCGTTGGCTGACGAGGTTTTGTCGTTGGGTTTGTGGTATCGGGATGCGTTGTGTTGCGTTGAGGCCAATAATCATGGGTTGACGACGATTACGGTGTTGCGCCAGTTGGGGTATCCGAATCTGTTTCGGCGTCGTTCGTTGAACCAGGCTACGTCGAAGGTGTCTCAGGAGTTTGGGTGGAAGACGACTCGGACGACGAAGCCGTTGATGATTGACGATTTGGGGATGGCGTTGCGGAATGGCGAGTTGACGATTTATGACCGTCATACGATTGCGGAGTTGCGGACGTTTGTCCGCAATGATCGGGGGTCGATGTCTGGGTCTCCTTACGATGATCGTGTGATTGCTTTGGCTTTGGCGAATCAGATGCGTAAGTACGCGTATGCCCCTGAGTACGTTCAGAAGGTTGATGATTACTGGACTGTGGACTGGTTTGCCCGTTTGGGGGACCGCCCTGGTGCTGTGGGTGAGGACTTGCGGATTGGTGGAACGACGGTGCGTGGGACACCCCTTCGTTCTTAGTAGGGAATCCCTCTAACAGGAGTAACGCAAATATGGCTAGGTTCGTGTCTCATACGAACGGCACCGAGACTGTTGATGGCCGCAAGGGTCAGAACAACAAGATGGAACGTGGCGGTTCGGTGGTGTCCAACCCGATTTGGGAGCCTGCGGCTCCGAACTCTCCGAAGCAGCGTTTCGGAGACCCGAAGTACGCCAGTCAGACTGGCGGGTACGGGGAGATCAGCGTGCGTGAAACGCCGGTCAACCAGCATGGCATCACCGGCAATGTGGAGCCGGCGAAGCCGCAGCCTGACCTGAAGGGCCATAACGCTGCCCCACACACCAAGCGGCCGTAACTGTGGCGGTTCTGCCACCTGATGCGACGTTTGATGATTTCGTTTCATATACGGAATCTTTGCGGGGGCCGCTGGAACCGGTGGCTCTTGAGGAGTTGTGGGAGTGGCGGCAGAAGCTCTTAGGTATCCGTATTGATACTGGGCGCGGTTTTCGCACCCAGTTGCCTGCGGATGAACAGCATTTGACCCGCGAGGAGCGGGGCCGCAAAGCTGAGGCGGAAGCCAAGGCTGGGGGTCGCAATATCGAAAGGTTGCCTGACAAGGCGTATTTCTGATGGCTCGAAAGACTCGCAGCGAGTTGCTGAACGATTATGTGGAACGTATTGATCGTTCGCGTCGTTGGCGGGAGCAGGAGGGCCTGGATGCAACGTGGTGGAGGTTGAACGACCTTTACCGTGGCCGGCATTGGCCGAGGACGACGGCTGCCCAGCGTGACTTGATTGCGGTGAACTTGTCGTTTTCGACGGTGAACGTGATTGCGCCTTCGGTGTCGGTGAATCATCCGAAGATCGTTGTTGCCGCTAATGATCCTGAGAATAGTTCTAAGGCTGCTTCGGTTGAGGCTGTCGTGAACCATTTGTGGCGTCACCATGACTTTCAGACGCCGTTCCGTCGAGCTGTGAAGGATTTCCTGATTTTCGGCCACGGATGGTTGAAGGTTGGGTGGAAGTTCGTTGAGCAGGAAATGTCGTTGTCGGATGTTCAACGTCAGGATCTTCTCGATCAGGCAATAAACGAAGTCGACATGTTTGCTGCTGAAGCGCCGGCCTTCGCCGGCGGTTTGCCAACCGACGAAGAGGTGGCAGCGAACGTCCCACAGACAGCGATGATGGTGGTCGAGGACCAACCGTTCGTGGAGCGGGTCTCACCGTTTGATGTGTTTGTCGATCCTGAAGCAACCTGCATGGATGATGTCAGTTGGATTGCTCAGAGAATCATTCGGCCTTTGGCGGAAGCCCAGGAAGACAAGCGGTACCGCCCGTCGGTGCGAAAGCAGTTGACGGCCGACGGTGGCGTCAACCCGATGTACGCGTCGCAGTACCTCGACAACAGGGAGTACCTGTTTGACGAGGAACGGGTCACGATCTGGGAGTACTACGACATCAAGGCGAACACGTTGTCGGTGTGGGCGGAAACGTCCGACGAGTTTTTGATCAACCCGATTGCGATGCCTTACGCTTACGGTCAACCGTTCGTGATGCTTCGGAACTACGACGTTCCCGATTTCTTCTACCCGATAGGCGATTTGGAAGCCATCGAATCGTTGCAACTCGAGTTGGACAAGACTCGTTCACAGTTGATGAACGACCGTAAACGGTATGCACGCAAGTACTTGTTTCATGAACGGTCGTTTGGGCCCGAGGGCCGTGAGGCCCTCGAGTCCGACGAGGATGGCCGCATGGTTCCCGTCGTGGACGAGAACAAGCCGTTGTCGGATGTTGTCATTCCGATGCCGCAGGTACCGATTTCTCCTGAGATCTACGCGTACAGCGACATTATTGAAACCGACATCAACACGGTGTCGGGAATCTCAGAGTACGCCAGGGGCGCTATGCCTGAGATTCGTCGCACAGCGACCGAGGCCAGCATCATTGCTGATGCCCAGAATGCAAGGGCGTCAGACAAGCTTGCCATTATCGAGTCAGCGATAGCTCGCATTGGCCGGCGTGTCATCCAGTTGCTGCAACAGTTCATGACTGGTGCGGCCACTGCGAGGATTCCCGAAGCCGGCGAAGAAGCGTTCATCGGGTACAACCGAGAAGACATTGTGGGGGAGTACCACTACAGCGTCGAAGCTGGTTCTACCCAACCGTTGAATGACACGATTCGGAAACAGCAGGCTGTGTCTCTCCTGAACGCCATGGGGCCGCTTGTCGGCACCGTTATCGACCCGCAGGCACTTGCGGTTCATGTTCTCAAGACGGGTTTCGACATTAAGGATCCTGAACGGTTCCTGATGCAGGCGCAGGCAGGACCGCAGACTGGACCGCCGTCAGGCGCACCGGTCGCTCCGTCTGACGCCGGTCAGGTACCTACCAGGCCAGCGGCAACCCCCATGCCGCCGCCTGGGGCACCGCCCGACGGGGCTTTCGCTCCGACCGGCGGCGTTCCTCCAGAGTTGTTAGCGCAACTGCAGAACCAGATGGGACTGGAGTTGCCGGCTTTGTAACCCCAATGTGGGACAACGCCTTTTTTGTTATAGGAGCAACCGTTTTATTGGACTCCCCTAGAAGGGACACGAAGTGCCCGAAGAAAACATGGAAGCAACGGAATCCGCTGAGGCGGACACCCCTGAGGTTTCATCTGAAGCCCTAACGGAACCTGGAGAATCTTACGCTGTCAAGGTTGACGGCGAAGAGCAGCAGGTCAGCCTGTCGGAGCTGCAGAACGGTTACCAGCGTCAGGCGGATTACACCCGCAAGACGCAGGAGATCGCAGAAGAACGTCAGCGTTTGCAACAGGCCGAGGCGATTGCTTCGGCTCTGGAATCAGACCCTGCCGGCACCATAGCGGCGTTATCGTCAGCGTTTGGGGTTTCGGACAACCTCCCCACCGCCGAACCGAGTTACTCGGACGGCGTTGATGAAGATCCGACAGCCAAGCGGATAGCGGCTCTTGAGGCCCAGGTGACGCAGCAGGCGCAGGCTCAAAGACAGCAGGCTTTAGAGAAGGAAGTCAATACTCTCAAAAAGAAGTACGGAGAGTTCGACACTTCAGAGCTGTTTCGGCATGCTTTGACGAATCGGATTCCCAACCTGGGCGCTGCTTTTACCCACATGAAGTACGGGGAAGTGGCTACCACGGCTGAGAAGCTGCAGAAGGATCAGGAGATCACAGACGCCAAGCGTGACGCCTCTAAGGTGACAAGCGGGGCGGCCACCCAGGCGGGTGCTGTGGTTGCTGGAACGGATGCGGGGAAACAGCCGTCTTCTTTGAGGGAAGCCTTCGCTCAAGCCAAAAAACAACACGGCACCTAACCCTAAAGGGGAAGAAACGACATGGCAGCTGGCAACAGCAACTTTGACGAGATTCTCTCCACCACACTCAAGAACTACGTTCCCAAGCTGACGGACAACATCTTCAGCGCAAGGCCGTTGTTCTACGCTTTGACGAACGGCCAGACCATTCGTCGGGTCAGTGGTGGTGCGAAGATCGTCGTCCCAGTGATTTACGGGACCAACTCAACCGCTGGTTCATACAGCGGCACCGACACTATTTCTGTGACGGCTCAGACAGGCATTTCTGCCGCTGAGTACGACTGGAAGCAGTACGCGGCCACAGTGACCATCAATGGTATTGAGGAAGCCAAGAACAACGGCGAAGCTCAGATCATTGACCTGCTGGAAGGCAAGATCTTCCAGACGCAGGAAACCATCATCGAGAACATGAACACCATGTTGTTCGGGAACGGCACTGGCAACAGCAGCAAGGACATGCTCGGTTTGAGCGCCTTGGTTGGTTCCACGGGTTCCCCTGGTGGCATTGACGCCACCGATGCGGACAACTCGTGGTGGCGTTCCGCGGTAACCAATCAGGGCGGTGCGATCACCATCGCTGCGATGGCTACCCTGTACAACAACTGTTCGGTTGGCAACGACCAGCCGACGATTATCATTACCGGTCAGAACCAGTACGAGGCTTACGAGGCTCTGCTCACCGATCAGATCCGTTACACGGATACTGACATGGCGGACAGCGGCTTTCAGAACCTTCTGTTCAAGGGCGCCCCGATCACATTCGATAGCACCTTGGCAGGTGAGGGCAAGCTTTACATGCTTAACACCAAGTACCTGCAACTGGTCGCTCATTCGGATGTCTGGTTCAAGCCGACGCCGTTCGTGCGTCCAACCAACCAGGATGCGGTGTTCTCGCAGCTGCTTTGCTACGGCGAGCTGACCACCTCCAACCGTGCCCGTCAGGGCTACATGTACGGGATCACGCCTGCTTAGGCCCCGTACCTGACTTCTTGGGAGCATGATGGGACGAGGTTTCGCATACGCACACAAGGCAGGGCAACGCCCGTATGGGCAGCCTGCCGACGGATACCGTGACGCTTCGCCTCGACCCCAAACTGTGGGTCCGTCGCGAAATGTTCAACGGGTTCAGCGTATCGCTACCTCTGTTTCAGCTCCCGAGGTCATCATGTGCAGTTCGCTGACCCGTGATGGGGCACCCTGCAAGGGGCGTCCTGTTACGGGCAGCGACCTGTGCGTCTTCCACACCTCGAAGGAGTAGCGGGTGGACATTTCCACCATGCGCTCGTATATCCGCTCTGTGGTGGATATTGATACATCGGACATTTCTGACGATGTAATGAACCGTTTCCTGGGCGAAGCCTATGACGTAATCGTCTATTCGGAAAAACGGTGGCCGTTCTTCGAGGTTGCAGCCACGTTCAACACGGTGGCCGGCCAGAAGGACTACACGCTCGCTGCTGTGGGCACAGGGGTCACGAACGGGTTGCGTGAAATAGCGGCCCTCAGGACCGACAATCAGGTTCTCGAGTATCTGGGCCGCGATGACGGCGATGTGATCTACCCGTTGAATAGCAACACTACGGGCAACCCGTGGTATTGGTCTTTCTGGGCTGATTCGGTGCGCCTGTACCCGACCCCAGGATCAATCGACACCGTTTACGTTCGGGGGTACAAGGATCCCGCAGCGTTTGGCGCTGGGGTCTCGGACGCTACCGAGCCGTCGGATCTACCTGAACCGTTCCACATGGTTCTCGCTACTTACGGGATTGCCCGTGCTTACGAGCAGCAGGAAGATCCGACGATGTCGGCGCAATACTTTTCGATCTTCAACCAGGAGCTCGACAATCTGCGGGCCCGCTACGAAGACATGCCGGCCGCCCAACCGGTCAGGTTGAACAGCCGGTCGGCTTCGCGGTGGATGTCGCAGTCGTACCTGCCGAGGCGGTTGCGTTATTCGTGGGAGCCGTAGATGGCTTCCGCCACATGGCATCTGGAAGCCCTTGAGGCTTTCACTGGGGGCCTCAACCTTCGTTCCGACCAGTTCAATCTGGCCGACAACGAATCTCCCGATCTTCTCAATGTTCTCGTCGATCCGCGTGGCGGGATCCGTCAACGCGACGGCGTGGACCGTAGGAACACGACGGCGTTAAGCGCCGACATCCAGGGCATCTGGGCGTTGCATACCGATAGTGGCACCAATCAGGTAATGGTCAACTACGGCACGAAGGTTGCCCACAGTGCAACAGCGAACTTCACAGATTTGACAGGCATCACTGCTCGGACGGACGGCACCCGTGTGTACGGCGTGACGATGAACAATGTTGCCTACGGCGTGTCCTACGACAAGGTGTCTTTCAGGTGGGATGGCACTACGGCCGCCGATTTGGGCACCACGTTTGGGGCTGCCGGCAACATGCCGCAGGCCCAGTACATAACAGCGTGGAACAACTTTGCGTGGGTTGCCAATACCTACGAATCGGGAACGGGGCACAAGTATCGGTTGCGGTGGTCAAACGCCAACGATCCTGAGACTTGGACCGATACTGATTATGTCGACATCGACAAGGGCGACCACGGCGACTACATAACGGGCTTGTGCCCGATGGGTGACCGATTGTTGGTGTTCAAGTCGAACAGTGTGCATGCCGTGTTCGGTTTCGATTCTGATTCTTTCCAGGTTGTGACGTTGAGCAACGATGTCGGGTCGGTTCCGTTGTCGTCGCCGATAGCGACACCGTTTGGCGTGTTCTTCTGGTATGCCGACCAGGGTGCCTACTTGTACAACCGTGAGGGGTTTGTCTGGGTGTTCGACAAGATGTCGCCGGCTGTCGACGATGGACGCATTTCGTTTGGGACGAATCCGCAGCTCGGGTGGGGAAACAACAAGCTGTACGTTTCGGTCGATTGGACTGATGGCGGTTCGACAACCAGGCGAACGCTTATCTATGATCCGACGATTGCCGGCGGGGCGTGGACGACTACTGACATTGATGCCGCTGCGATGTATTCGTATCGGCCACCGAATAACTCTTCAACTGTTTACGGGGCGTGTGTCGCCCACACTGGGGTGTTGATCGACGTTGAGGACGAGCAGAACCGGTCCACGGACAGGTATGCGTCTTCTGCCGAAACACACATTTCGTCGTATTTCGTTACACGGTGGGTGTCGGGCAAGAACCCGATCCTGAAGAAACGGTGGGGTCGACCGCGTTTGGTTACGTCTGCTGAGGCGACGATCTCGTTGCCGGTCTCCGTGTTCAAGGACTACGACAAGTCTGCTGCCACGGGCAGTTTCAACGTAAGCATCGAGGGGAAAACGTCTACTTCGCTGTGGGGGACAGCCAAGTGGGATGACGGTGACGATACGTCGCCGTATTGGGCTGCGTGGGATGCGATCTCGCGTGATCTCACCGCTGTGGTGTTGAACATGCCGACACTCGGGACAGCGAAGGCTGTAAGTGTGAAAGTAAGCGGCCCGACTTCTAACAACCATTGGGAAATGAACGCGTTGGCTTTCGCCTACACGCCCAGGAGGCTTCGATAAATGGCGACACTGGCGGTCACCAACTCGTTTTCTGCCGGCACCACGATTGTGGCTGCCGACATGAATCAGAACTTCGATGATGTCGAAGCGTTCGTCAACGCCACCCCTGGTGTCGTCCAGAAAGACATCGTTGATGCCAAAGGCGACATTCTTGCGGCCACAGCCGCTGATGCGATATCCCGTTTGGCTGTGGGCACCAACACCCATGTGTTGACTGCTGATTCGTCGGAAGCGACAGGTCTGAAGTGGGCTGTAAGCCCCCCTTTGGATGTGGTGACCACCAAGGGCGACCTCATGGTTGCCACTGCTGCCGACACGGTCTCTCGCCTCGGAGCTGGCACCAACACGCACGTTCTGACTGCGGATTCGTCGGAAGCGACAGGTCTGAAGTGGGCTGCCGCTACGGCGGGGACGGTCACGGCGGTTACTGGGAC